TGAAGTCATCTCCCAATGGATGGACGCATTACGCGCAGGCAGGGTGCAGAAGTATATCCCGGAGGACCTCATCCCGCGCGATGAGAAAACAGGCGGGTTGCTCTCGGTCAACTCGTTTGGCACCAACTTTGTTAAGATAGATTCCGCAAAAGGCGAGAACGCCGATCCCAAGATTGATACAATCCAACCCGAGATACGGTACGAGGCGTTTTTATCTACCTATTGTTCTACCTTAGACCGATGCTTACAGGGCATTATGTCACCCGCCACTCTCGGTATTGACCTCGGCAAAATGTCCAGCGCCGATGCCCAGCGCGAGAAAAAAGACATCACCGGCCACACCCGCAACGCCATTACAAGCGCTTTGGAAAAGGCAATCCCGAAACTGGTTGCTGCTATCCTCATGACCTACGACAATATG